CCATATCCATAGCGTCATATTGCATGTAACGCTCAACACGGTTAGGATGGCCGCTGTAAAGTTCTGGCAAATAGCTTTGCCATCTGTTTGCACTAGTTGACCCGGCAGTGCCGCCTTTGCCAACGTTGTATACTGTAAAATTCTTTTTCCAACTCATGAGAGATCTCTACTGTTATAATATGTTATTTATGCGTGGATGTCAACCTGCTATTAGTCTATGTTGTTATCGCGATTTTGTCTTAGATCACGTATTCTACCCTGCTCCAGCAATCCAACTTGTGCTTCACTGGTGACGCCAGTTGCACTTGCAATCTGTTTCAGCAGTTCAATCATTGCTTCTGTGCTGGTTGCACTTTCACGCAGTCTTTGATCACTGACCAAGTCAGTGACACTGGTACCAAACGCTTCTAATGCCATGTCAATTGCATCTATTTGACCGCCGGTGTTTCTTTCCAGTGCGTCTTCCAGTGCTATCAACATGTTTCTTTCACTTTCGTCAGTAACACCTGCACGTGCTAGATCTTCGTCGGTGATGGTTGCATTTACAAAGTTTCTGCTGAGTTTGTCAAACTGCGCAAGCATTTCGGGTTCGCCCAAACCCATGATTGTTCTAGTTGGCAACATGCTTGCTTGGAACTCAATTCCTTGATCCAACAGCGGTTGTTGGATTTGATTGATTTGATCAACATAGCCCATGATTTGATTTTGAAACTCTTGCGGTATATTTTCATTGCCCAACATGTTCATCAAACTGTCTTCTACAGCCTGCAACTGACGCATTCTTGTGTTTGCTTCTTCAACAACCGCAGGCTCAAAGTCTGCAGGGTTTGCCAAAATGTTTTGCAGTGCGGTGGCTTGATCAGCTGTGTCACCGAGTATGGTATTCAAAAACTCTGTGGCTTCTGCACCAATGAACGGATCAAATGCACGTTCACCTGCGGCAACTTCTCTCAGTGTATCTACACTGGTTTGCATCATTCTAATATAGCTTTCGCCGTTGTCGCCAGCAAATTCCACAGTACGTATTGCATTTTGTGCATTTTGTTTTAGCAGCTCTTGGAATGCATCATACAGTATGGTTTCCATTTCTGCTGTGTTTACATCAGCAACTTCAATGCCTTGTTCTCTCATCATGTTTGCAGCAGTGTTCAACACATCATTGGTTTGCATTCCAAACTCGCCAAATATACCTGCAAAGTTTGCATTGAGGTTGTCAACTGCATTGCTCACTGCTTCGCCTTGTTGATTCAATATATCTTCTTTTACAGTACTGGTTTTTGAAGTGTCAACTGCTGCGGCAATTGCTGCAACCAATCCGCCAACAATAACCAATCCTGCACCAAATGGTCCACCCAAGAAGCTCAGTGCACGACCAGCAATGCCCACAGTTGCTCTACCAGTTGCTGCGGCTGCTGACTTCAGTCTAGTCAATCTACTGCCAGCTGTACCAGCGGCTGTTCCTGCGGCTGTACCGGCAGCAACTTCAGTAAAACCTGCACCGCCGCCAGTGTTGTTGTTGCGTCCATTTGCAGCATCGTCTAGTCTAGCTGCACCCTCACGCCCTGCTATCAAAAGACCTGTGAGTGCTGCAATTTGTGTAGCACTGAATCCACGCACTTCACCTGTTTCCGGATCAGTGGTTGGTTGACCTGTTTCTGGATCGACCAATAGATTTGCATCAAGATCAATGCCCACTGCACCAAGTGCCCCAATAAGATTTTCCTGTATAAATTCTCCTACCGCAGCAGGATCGCCGCCTACAAAATTGAAACCTGTTGCAGTTGCTCTTGCTGCCAATTCTGCTGCAATACGCTGTAGTGTTTCGCCAGTTAGGCCAAGTTGTGCATTGTCCTGTGCATTGGCATCCAACATTCTTGCAATCTGTTCTGTAATAGGTGTGTCTGGATCTATGTTTGTAACAAACTCATTTAGATCTCTGCGCAAATTGACCAATAACTCAGCAGCAGGATCACCAGCAGTTGCCAGTGCTAACAACATGTCTCTGTCAGCATCAATGCTTTTTTGCAGTGCTAGCACTGAATCAATTACACCTTGTTGATCTCCTTGAAGATACGCATTCTTTAGATCTTCAAATTCAGTGGCATTTATTTGTGCTGCACGTTGTAATTCTTCGGGCAATCTTGCAAAGAAAGGAATACCAGTTACATCTTCTGCATCAAATGCCATGGCCATTTGCTGACCAAGTTCAGGACCCAGTGTAGCCACTATGGCAGCAAGTGCATCTTCGTTTGCTGCTAATTCTTCAGCAGTCATGTCTTCTCTACGTGCTGCACTGACTGCATCATTGCGCACTTCCATTTGTGCACGAATCATATCACGTCTATTGCGTCCAGTTAGCCTTGCAAGTGCAGTGCTTTCGTACAATAGGTTGCCAAGACCTTCGTTAGTGCCGTTGAGTCTGCGAATCATTTCTTCTTCGCTAGCACCACGTCTAGCCATCAATTGCATTTCTTCCAACATCAACTGATTGATTTCGCCAACATTCAAACCAAAGTTACCAAATTGTCTAGTAACATCTCCTCTGAATGCATCGCTAAATCTTGCAAACTGTATCAATCCGCTGTCTATGTTGTCGCCCAGTCTAGCAACTGTGCCGCCTGCTTGTTGTGCAGCTTTGGTTAGATCGCTAACAAACAAACCTGCTTGTCCTGCTGCACCTGTTAGTGCCAGCATGTTTGTGTACAAACCGCCGCCTACTTCACTGGCCAATATCTGTGCTTGTTTGGTAAGTTCATCCAAACTGCCCAACAAGAAACCTGTGCCTGCTGCAACACCAGTGCCCAATGTATCCAACGCTCTAGCAAAGAAGCCATCACCAAGTCCACTGGCCAATCCAGTTACACCTGCAATCAACGGAGCAATTGTTCCGTTTAGGCTGCGCTGTTCTGAAAACAGATTGTCAATGCCGCCTCTAATGCGCTGTCCACTTTGGCGTGTTGCCTGTTGCAGATCACGCAGTCTTTCACGATTGTCCGCAGTTGCTCTTTTGGTTTCAGTGTGCTGTCTATCGTCTTGTGCTCTGGTTTTTTGTTCTTCAACCTGTATAACAGTGCCCAGTTTGCTGATTGCGTCTTTGCTTAGACGCTGCCCACTGGCAATTGCTTTGAGTAGATCCGCAGCCAAGCCGGTGTTGGCAGCAACACGTTCAGTTGTTGCATCCAGTGCAAAGTCAGGAATGTCTGCTTGCATTGTTGTCCCGTCGGGACCTGCATAAATGTTGACTTGAGCCATTATCTACCCATATAAATATACTGTACGGACATGTGTCCGCTACTTGTATTTATAGAGGAAAAATATGTCTACCAATCCATTAGCAGATTATATGAGACAAATATCTGTATACATTGCACTTCCCAGCGGTGGTAACTTCTACAAAAATCGTCCAGATCTAACCGACGATGGTGAAATTGGAGTAAGACCAATGACCAGTGCAGACGAAATCAACATGCGCATACCAGACAGTTTGTACAACGGCGAAAGCATCTATCATGTCATCCGCAGTTGTGTTCCAGGTATCAAGGATCCTACTGAAATGCCTTACAACGATCTTGAACCATTGTTGTTGGCAATTCGCAGAGCCACATACGGCGACGATCTAACTGTGCCACACAAGTGTAAAAAATGCGGAGAAGAACTGGATTATGTGCAAAGTATCGACAGACTGTTGGCAACTGTGCCCACATTGGAAAATCGTTACACTGTTGACGTAGGCGAAATCACAGTTTTCCTAAGACCTATCACACTGAAAAGCAACAACGAACTGCAACTGCAAGCTGTAGAGCAACAGCAGTTGGCACGTGGTTTACAACAGTTTTCAGAAGGCAACGAAGGCGAATTGATAAAGCAGTTTCAGCAAAACTTGATCAATGTTGCAATGAGCAATGTTAGAGTGTTGGCTGATTGTGTGTATCAAATTGAAATGCCAGATGGTACACGTGTTGACAATCCTGAGCACATTGGCGAATGGATCAACAACATTGACACTACCACGTTCAATCGTATTATGGAAAAACTGTTAGAAGTACAAAGTGTACAAATGAATGTGGACTTCAAAGCAGAATGCGCTGAATGCAACACACCATTTGAAACACAGGTAATTGTGGACCAATCGCGTTTTTTCGCATAAGCGTAGGTCGCAGCGATTACCAGCAGATTAGAGCTACGCAGGAAAAAATGGCTGGAGAAGTAAAACAACTAGAAGCCAATCTTATGGATCTAGTGTTGTACACCGACGGCAAACTCACACTGGAACAGGCATACATCAATACACCTGCACAGAACAATCTATTTGCGGAAAGATTCAAAAGTTTCAGTGAAAAACGTGCTGATGCACAGAAAGCCAGCAGACGCTCTAGATAGGACTTTGTGCATTGCGTTGACGCACAAATTCTTGATCTTCTAAACTCCAACTGTCATAGTAACCAGCTTGTCGCAGTTGTTCACTGGCGCTGCTCAAACGACTCAAACGTTGCAGCAACAGCAAGCAGGCACTGCCAAAGTTCATGCACACACCATTGATGTGCTCAGGATGATCCGGATGATCTCCTAGTAGCCACATGTCTTCAGCTCTCCAGATGTCATTGAATATCCATTTGTTGCGATTCATTTCGTCATAGCTCATCACATCTGGTGTAAACCAAAACAGTGCTACTTCTGCACTGTCGTCCCATTGTGCTGCAACTTCAGTGAGTCTATTCCATGTGGTAAAGCGTTCAATGTGTATACGATCTTCCAACAGTGCACGTTTGGCAAACGGACAAGGCGGAAAATTGTTCAGCATGGGATTGGGTCGGCTTAGAAACTCTGTGATCCATTCACGTAGTTCTGCCTCCATTGAAGTAATTACTAAGTTTTTCTGCATGCTCTTTTACCTTTGTGTAGTTGTATCCTGCAACAATTGCCAATCGTTGTCCGCCTGGCGGATGTGCACAATCCCAATCATTTACATCCCAATATACATGTTCAATGTTTGGATCAAACCGTGCGCTCAATTGTTCGCGATCTGCTTTCTTTATTCGATAGCGTTTATTTAATTTACCCCACACAGGAACAGTGTAACAGGTCTCGCTTTGCAGTTTTGGTTTGCTCCAATTTTGGCCATTGTAGAAGTTTGCAACGCTGACAATATAGCCTTTGCCATAGCCCAGCATCATATCCATGTTGGGTCTTAGGTGCACTTCAATGCAATGATCGTCAATGAATTCAAAGTTTACACAGCCTCGGTATTGACTCAAATGATCTTCAATGAATCTCAGCACAAACTTTTTTCTAGTCAGCAGTGCTAGTTCTTGTGTATGATCAGGACTGGTGTATTCCCAATGTGTAAACATACCCAAACCACTGTTGTGACCTATGCTGTATCTCCAATCGTACACTCGACAGTTGTCCACAACCACATCCAGACAACTGTGCTCACCAGCCAATATCTCCATGCAAAGGTGTGCAGGTTTGTATGCAGCATAGTAATCATCGCTGTCGGTGCACACACAGGTATCTATGCCCATTCCCCAAAGGTTTTCAAAGGGCTTGCTGAAACAGGGCAAAAACTCAGGTTCCATTCCATGTGGAAACCAGCGAAGATTTTGATAATCATACAGCTTGCGCTTGTCATATACCCAAGCATATTCTTTATACATTTTTATGGAATACGTATCTTCAAGAGGTATATCAGACTCAAGAACCACTTCCATGTCCTCACAGAATTGTGAGAACTGTTCATTTCCTAACCACATACGTTATTATACACCTCCTGTATGTGATGTCTTACGACATCAGTTTCTTCGTCTTTCGACTCGAAACGCTTTTTTATTTACTACGTTTTGTAATTTATTCAGTGTTTCAATGTTAGTTGATAGTAGTCTATTTAATTAGTTCTTTGGCCGAAGTGTTCAGTCGCACTTAGCCTGTTTACGGCCAAGCACGACTTATTCCTTTGTCCTCGGAACACCCGCAATATCAATGTGCAACTTTATAACAAGCAGAGGCGGTTGAGCTATACCCCTTTACGCACGTCTTTACAACGCAGGACCATTTACAGCATTGATATACCCTGTAAACTGCCTCCGGGTTGCAATAGCACAGCAGAGCCCGGTCATTTGGTTTGTTGTCCTCGACAAGATCCGGTGGCGACGAGCTTTACCTCGGCTACCTCAATGTCACAATTAGGAGGATATGGTTTGTTTTTGGAGAGATTCAGTTAGTGCCTTGGAGCCGCCTACACGGACGTTGATAATACCATTGTAGTATTCGTCCGTCAATAATACTTGCCTATCAAACTGTTCTTTGGCTTCTAAGTAACTTAGTTCGCCTCTGCTGGTGCAGTAGTACAGTATTTCTCTTGTGAAGTTTTCTGGGCCTAGTTGATTTACATCTGCTTGTAGTTTGTCACTTGAACCCCAGTAGTCACGCCAATCGCTTTCGACTGTGGTTCTTCTTTTGCGTTTTTTGCCTTTGAGTGGTGGCCTGGTTTTTTTGAACTGTGCTAGTTTTTTGCCTACGTATTTTTTGCCATTGGTAGTATTTGTAATCAGATAAACAAAGCCAATGTAGTGTTCAGGTATTGATTCAACTATGTTGCCTTCGTATGTCCAATGCATGTTATTGTATGTTATCGTTGTGTTTAGTTATCGAGATATCTTAGTCTTTATCTATGTACTTTTTCTGTAAATGCGGAGGAAGTTTTCGTTCCATTGTTGTTCTTCGTGTATCCAATGTTAGACCACCGTGTATATCGGTAATATTGAAAGTATCTCCACTGATGGTATAACCGTATCCGCTTCCGTCGAGATCATCAGTTGAACTGATTGTTATAGTACTAGTATCGCATGATGTTGACAATCCGCTCAAATCAATATCTCCCATGTTTTCAATTCGTGTACAAATTTCATCAACTGTGGTTTCCCAGTCTTTGTCTTCTTTGATCAATGTGCGTTCAGTTTCGCCCGACTCACGTGCATACACTGTTTTTCCGCCATCTGGCGATTCATAAATCTTAGCCATCAAACGCCTCCACATCGATGTCAAATGTTGTAAATCCATTTTCCTTGGTCACCTGTAGTACATTGTTTACTCTGCCCAGCAGTTCTTCTTTGTGTGAAATCAGCAGTATGTTTTTATCACGTTCACGTTCTACTTTTTTCAACACGCTCAATGCATTGTCTACACCTACACTGTCCATGCCCGAATCAATGAGTTCGTCAATGGCCATAAAGTTGATGCTGTGATTCATGCTTTCAAACACATCACGGAATGCCCAACTCATGCTGAGTATCAATCTGTTGCGCTCACCACGTGACAGGTTGTCAAAGTCTAGATCCTGTCCAAGTTGTGTAATACTCACTTCCAAATCTGGTTGGAATTTGACCTCATGTGGCAATCCCAGCTGGTTTACATAATAATCCAGTCTGTTGTTTAGGAATATCAAGTTCTGTTCAATGATACGCTTTCTAACAAAACTGTCTTTGTTTGTCAACAGTTTGTACAAAAAGTCCTGATGCTCACGTACCTTGACCAGTTCATTCATGTCGCTCCAGTCAATCTCTTGCAAGCCTTCTTCTCGCATCTGTTCAATTTGTTCACCATACGGATCCACACTTTCCTGCAACTTTACCACTTCTGCTTCCAGTGTTTGCAGTGTGTTTTGATGTTGCAGTGCTTCTTGTAGTGTGTTGTAGTGTGTAACTGGCATGCTGCCCAGTTCACCTATGCTGCTCACAACAGCAGTGTGTTCTTCTAACTGTGTGCCATTGTTTAGAATGGTCAATGCTGCTTCTGCTTTTTGGTCTTCTTTTGCTGACAGTATGCTTTCTTGCTTTTCGTCGTGCAGTTCTTGTCCGCATGCATGGCACTTGTGCTCTTGCAGCAGTTTGATTTCTCTTTCCAGTTTCTCAATCAGCTTTTGCTGCTTGACGTCATCTCGTTCAATACTGCTGATCCAGCGATTTGCTTCTTCCAACTGTTTTTGTTTTGTCAGATAGTCTTCCAGTTCAGCATGTGCTGCAACTTCTGTTTCAATGTCCAGCCGTTGCATAGCTTCAATTTCTTTTGTGATAGTTTCAATATCGTCGTCGCGTTTTTTCAGCCACAGACGTTGTCTGCGTTCAACATCGCTGATGCTTTTTTCAAAGCGTTCGTTTGCGTCTTGAATACTTTTCAGTCTATATTCTTCTTCTTTGATACTGTCACGTATTTCTTTTTGTTGTTCCTTGAGGCGTTCTGCTTTTTGTGTAAGCATGGTAATACCCAACAACTGTTCGATGATGTCACGTTGATCGTTGTTGCGCATGCTGAGAAACGGCTCAGTGTAGGTGTTGAGTGCAACAATGTGTTTGAACATGTCATGGCTCATACCCAATAGTCTGTCAATTACTTTTTGTGTTTCTCTGCCTTCGCCCTGTTGTTCGTCGGTAGCACCTTCACCATCCTGTTGATTGTTTACAAAGAAGTTGAAGTAGCGTGGACTGCGGCCACGTTCAATACGATACTCAACACCATCCTTTTCAAAGTCAACTGTAACAACCATGTGCTTGGCATTGGTCTTGTTGATCAAGTTGTCCTTTTTGATGTTGTACAGTGCATTGCCATACAGTGCGTAAGATAATGCATTGATGATTGTGGTCTTGCCTGTGCCGTTTCGTGATCCGTCACCGCCCAGGTCCAAGTTGTTGCCCAATACAAGTGTAAGTCCACTGTTTTCCAAGTGAACTGCTTGAGTGACATTACCCACACTCATAAAGTTTTTCATTGTGATTGACTTAAATTTCAGCATGCTTTTCTATAAACTCATAGTCCTCTTTGTAAGTATCTTCTACTATGGCAAGTTGTTTTTTACTAAACCATTGTGTTTCCCATCTGTGCGGAAAGTTGGTTTGATTTTTTGTTGGTATACCGAGCTCTTTGGTGAGCTTTTCGATCTGCATTACACGAAGTTGAGATTGGTATTGTTGATCAACAAAATGTGTTTGTGGATACAGGTGATGCACTTTCATGTTTGTGTCCAGTACTGGCCAATGATCCATCCATATTGCCAGTTTGCTTTTTACATTGTAGTCATCGATATCAATGTTTATTCGGTCAATAAACCATTCTTTAGTTTTCTTGTATTTGCCTTGACCTGGTATCATGTAGTGTCCAAATGTACCCCAAGCACGTCGAACAGGATCACGTACAAAAACCAGTATATCATTGACTGTGCTGTGTGGCCTTGTGTATTCCAAATTTGACTTCACTGTGTGGCTGCCGTTTTTTGGAATTTCAAACCAACCACGACCATCGGGCAACTGCCACAATGCTGGAAATACTATATCAGTACAGTAACCACATTCGCAAGTTTGAAATATCACAAACTTCTCCAGATGTCAACCAACATGCTTTTGTCAATAAACTCGCTGTCTACCAAGCTAAGTTGATTATACACGATTTGATCCACACTTTCAACCTCTATATCTGCCTCCGCTGCCCAATCAACTGCATGATCATCTTTCTTGGCAGGTTGCAAACTGAACTCTCGCAGATTGTAATCTCTAGTGAGTGTTTCCTTTAGAAAGTTTGCTTCTTCGTAGCTTACGTTGACATCCAGTGTAACACGTGCATATGTGTTTTCATCCAAATAACGATCAGGATCTTCTACTAATTGACTCAGTGGGATTGTAATGTACTTGGGTCCTGTGTAGTTTACATATTCAGGTTCTCCGTCCCATTCCAAGAACATTGCACCGCGCTCGTGATCCCACGCATCTGCATAGTTGTGTCCAAACGGTGAACCCAAGTAATGAATGTTGCCTTGATTCTGTCGTTTGTGAAAGTGTCCACTGAACACGTATTCAGGATTTGCAAAGTCTTCTGTTTTTAGTCCGCCATGATCTGGCATTTCTACCATAGCATTCATTTTGAAATAGGGCAACTCAAAATGTCCAAACACATATTTGCTTTTGAGTTTTTTCATAGCACGCCATTCGTCGCCAATGAGCCACGGAACCAGTGCTACACCGTCTTGTTCAAACACACCGTCATTGATCAAATGCACATTGTGATGCAGTCCTGCATACGGCATGCTGTGGATTTCACGCTTCTCACGATAGTATAGATCATGGTTGCCCATAATCATATACACGTTTTCAAATGTTTCAGCTAAAAAGCCCACATTGCTCACACTGTAGTTCAGTGTACTGGTGTTTACTGTTGCTCTGTGATGATGCCAATCACCCAAGAAGATGCAGGTTTCTGCACCACGTTCTTTTGCTTCTGCACAAAACCACTTGACAAACGCTTCACAATCGTCGTTGAACATACGATTGTTGTTTTTGTTGCCAAAGTGGATGTCTGTAAAACATGCCGCTTTTTTGAACATACTAGTCTTTCTCTAAGTTTTTGTCAGGATACTGTTCACGCATTTTCATTTCGTGTTCGATTTGTCTTGTCCAACTTGGATTCTGTCCGTTTTCAATCAACAAATCGTCACGTATGTTTTGACTGCGTTTTTCCAAATTCAACACTCGTGTAAAGCTATTGGTAATAGCTGCGGTGTAATAAGCAAATGGATTCTGTGATTTACTTTCATCAAACTGCAAACCTATCTGTGATAGTTGCAGCAATGCCTGTGAACGCATTTCGTCTACATAGGTGTATCCACGCCAGTTGCTGCGCATGCTGTAACGTTCGCATAGTTTCATAAACATTTTTGCAAGTTTATTGGTCATTTGTCCGTGGTCTACGCTGAAGCTGCCGTTGCCCAGTCCGCCTTCCCAGTGACTGCGACACACTTCTTGCCATTCGTTGTCCACTGTTGCATAATGCTTGAACGGAGGAAAGTTGCATCTTGCATGATGATCTGCAACTGTTTTGGGTTTGCTTTTTCTGCCTGGTTCCAGTGGTACATGATCAAATGTCATCACACGGATAACCACATCCTCTGTTGGAATGCTGTCAGGCTCTACCACAAACTGATTCTGTTTGGGTTTTTGGCTGCGTTTGCCATTGGTCTCTTCCCAGTGCTTCAGTGCAGCTTCGTACTGTTTCTTTTCCATACGGTTGGCTCTGTTCTGCTTTGCCAACTCCACTGTGTCATCTGTGATGTCATCCAGTGACGGAACGATTACATCGTATTCTGTGTACTTGTCTTCATTGAACCAACAGTAGCTGAGCTTGCTTTTATGTATTTCTAATAATAGATCTTTGTTGTTGAGATAGTTTACTCTTCTTGCCATTGACTGTTTCTTTCTAGATTCATATACTCATAACTATACACGGCCTGCAAGTAGAAGTCAACGGTTTTTTGCCGGCTAAATAATACGTAAGGACAGGTAGTATGAGATTTATTGACTTATTTGAAGATGTAGCAGACAATGTAACAGTTTTCTACGGCGGGCGTTTTCAGCCTATGCATGTTGCGCACAAGCAGGTTTACGAGCATTTGGTAAATCGTTTTGGTGCCGATAACGTATTTATCGCTACAACATTCAGTCAAAAAGCACAAAAAGCACATCAGAAAGGTGACTTCACCAGTGACCCGTTTACCTTTGATGAAAAAGAAACCATTATGAGCACAATGCACGGCATTCCAAGAAACCGTATTGTGAACACCAATCCTTATCGTCCTGACCCAAGAAAAGTAGGACGTGACCCAAACAACACTGCTATCGTGATTGTGTACAGTGCCAAAGACGCAGGACGTCTCAGCACAGGTGGTGCACTGCAACCATTTCCAAACGATGGCAAAAATCTACTGCCAACCACAGAAGTAGCAGCCTATGTATATGTGGCTCCTGAAATGGAAGGCGGTATGAGTGCAACTACATTCCGCGAAACCATGTTTGGCGACGATGAACAAAAGAAAAAGTCAACATTCCAAAAGTTCTTTGGAAAGTTCAATCAAAAGATTTACGACTTTATTGACAACAGGCTGAGCAAACATGCTGACGGATAAACGTGCAAGACTTAGAGCTAAACCAGGACTGACCACACCGTTCAACGGACCGGCTAGTGTTCTTGCAAATGATAGAGAGATGGTGTTTCCCCATACACCTACTATTGCCTACAGTAGACAGGTAGGCTGGGGCAGCTATGATCTTCCGCACACAAATTATCAACCGCTGTATTGGCAGCAAACACGTTCACCTAACATACAGGTAACAGCCTTGTTTACAAACACAACACCAGAAGAACATGAATACACCAATGCATGTTTGCACTTCTTGCGTGTTTGCAGTTTAGGGCACTTTGGTATCAATGATCCATTAAGAGGCTCACCGCCTCCTGTGCTGGAGTTCAGTGCATACGGTGCCAATCAGTTTGCCAACGTACCGGTGTGTATTGGTAGCGTATCCTATACACTAGATAGTGATGTAGATTATGTAGAACAAGCCAGCGGACGCAACAGCACCGGAGCAAATGTAAACAACAATCAATTGGATGATTCATTGGTATTGCCTGCACAGTTGTTTGTGGCAATTGATCTCATGTATCAGCCAAATCTAACAGACATGCGTGAAACATTCACAGCACAAGACATTGCCAACGGTAGTTTGCTCACACAAGGATTCTTATAATGGCCACATACAGAAGCGACAGTCATTTGGCAACAACTCCAGTGAACAGCAAGTACACTGAATACTACGAACCAAATGCTGTGTACAGAGATCGTGCAACTCGTGTTGTTGAGTTGACAGAAAAGCATGCAGGACGTCCTGATGTGCTGGCACATGAACTGTACGGAAATGCTAGACTTTGGTGGGTATTCATGCATATGAATCCAAACAAAATCAAAGATCCTGTTAGAGACTTTGTACCTGGCAAAAAGCTGTTGGTTCCAATCAGTATCAGTTCGAGCAATGCAAATGGGACGTTGTAAGTACAATGGCAAAAATACAATGGCAAGACAACACACTAAACAACAGTGATAATGTTACGTACAAAGCAACTCTTTACTTTGACAATCGTAGCAGCATTCAAAGTGACAACTATCGCCAGACTGGTATAATTGTTGCTGAAAGCGGCGGCACAAGCAAATTTCACATTGACAATATTGAAATCGCTGCCAGTGTGGGCAGTGCAGAAATAGTTACCAATGTGGCCAGCAGAGTGAATTTTACACTCACTGAGCCATTGGGCAGCAGTTTCTTTCCAGCATTGATCAGTGCAGGATTGAGCCTCAACATGGAAAACATACTTGAAGGCGGTTTTGTACTGGAAATACAGTTTATGGGATATGATCGCAACGGTGCACCAAAAGTATTGGAAAATGCAACCTGGGTGTGGAAACTGATCATGTTGGATATATCTGCCAAGCATGACGCCAGCGGTGCTATCTATCAATGTACTGCTATTGAATTTGACAAGGCAGCCAATCTACGCAGTCACAACTTACCCGAGCACCAAATACGCATCACTGCTGATACACTGGGCCTTGCTGTGGATCGTTTGGAAGAAGAACTCAATGCCTATTACAACAACATAGCAATCAGCACAGGACAGTTTCAAACAGATCGTGCCATTATCAATATACCAGCAGAATGGAGAGAATGGCAATTTGCAAACATGGAAGCAGAAGTAGAAAACCCTACATCTGATGAGACCATGCGAGACTTTACACTGGAGCACGGTGCTAGTGTGCTGGGTTTCATTGGAGATCTTATACTGTCTACTGCGGACATGCGAAACAGAATTGAAACAGCAGGCGGTCAAGTAACACCAGATATTATCTCTGATGCAACTCAATTATTGATTGCTGAGTACTTCAAAATCAAAACCAGAACAGAGTTTAGTCCGCTGTACGACAGTGTTAGACATGAGTATGCAAGAACAATTACATATGATGTTCAGACCACTATTGAAAATCCTGCAGAAAGCAGAAGACGATATGAACAGATTGTATCTGAACGTGCACTGCAAAATCAAAAAGTAAGTCAAATTGTCAATGCTGAGTTGATGATCAAAAGATATGATTATCTTTACACAGGGCTGAACACCGAAGTACTCAACTGTGACATTGTGTTGAACAATGCATTCAAAGAAGCAGAAATGATCTACTTGGGTACCACACAGTATCCGCAAAACGATGAGCCTGGACAGTTTCCAGAAGCACCACAGCAGTTGCCCAGTCCTGCTGGGCCACTTGAAGCACTTCAAGCAGAAGCAGAATTACTACAATCAGATATTAGACAAAACGCAAGTGCGATTCAACAGTTGCGTGATCAACAAATACAATTACAACGAGACGGTGCATCAGATTCACAACAAGCATCGCTAGAGCAAACCATAGCACAAGCAAATGCACGTAGGCAGCAGTTGTTGGCAGATGCAGAAGAATTAGCACAGCGCACCGCAAGTGAACGTATCGCTAGAGGCAGAGACTTTGAATACTTGGGTCAAATTGTAGAACAAACTGTAAACGATCTTATTAGAAGATATGAGCCCATGCACATTCAAAGAGACAGTAGCGAACAAGACAGCGGATTGTTGGCATTGAATCGTCAAAGACAAAACATGAGCACAGACCTATTGAATCTCGAACTGGAGATTAGAGGAGATCCTTATTGGATGGGCCAGCCTGAACGCAATTCTGAAATCGGTGTGTTTGACTATGATCTTGGTCCACCGTTTTTGTTGTTCAGTCAAAAGTTTCCAAGAGAACCCAACATCAGTGGTTTGATGGAACCGTTTTTCAATCCTGTTTACAGCGGAGTGTATCGTGTAATGAATGTGATACACAGCTTTAGAGGAGGTGCGTTTACACAGTTCCTCAAAGGCATACGTGATATGACAATACTAAGTAGTGTGATACGAGAAATGGTAGACAACACGTTTGAGTTGACCGACGGCAGTGTTCCACAAACAGAACCGCCGAGTACACAAGATCCAGATGACACTGAAATTGAAGACAATGCATCAGCTGAACAGGATCAACCTTCGACACGTATACCACCAGCCAACACACCAGCCAGTGCAAATGAAGAAACAGCAATGCAGTTCTTTGTTGACAACGGATTTACACCTGCACAAGCCGCAGGTATTGTGGGCAACTTGATCAGAGAAAGCGGCATCAGACCACAGGCAATCAATCCAGGTGACGGCAACGATGGGTCTGATAGTACAGGTATTGCACAGTGGAACAGCACTCGTTTGACAGAACTGCAAAACTTTGCAGCGTCAAGAGGCAGCGATGTAAACAGCTTGGATACACAATTGAACTTTATTCTACACGAGTTCAACACAACAGAAACTGCTGCAAGAGATCAACTGCTAAGAGCAACTAATGTTGCTGATGCTACAGTCGCTTTCAGCAAATACGAACGCTATGAGGGACACGGAGATGATCTAAGAAGCCCAGAAACAGCAGACCGTGTAGCAGAAGCAAAAGAAGCACTACGAGACTTCAACAATAGGCAACGATCACAATGAGTATAGATAGAAACAACAGACCTGCTAGCAAGCCAAAAAAGAATCATACTGATAGGATCAATCCTAGAGACAATATGCTGCATGGCATATACATTGGCAGAGTTATCAGCAATATAGACAAACAGCGCATGGGTAGACTCAGTGTAGAAATATTGGACAGTTTGTCACCGAGTGTGTTGCCACAAGAAAACATTGAAAGAGTTCCAACAGTTTACACAGTGCTGATGGTTATACAAGGTGGCGGCACCACAGACGTTGAACGTGCAACCAGCAACCAACAGTTTAGCACCAGTCAAACCAGCAGCGGTATGCTGCCACAAGCACCACCAATGGGAACAAAAGTGCTGGTAGGATTTATTCCTAATCAGCGTGAAGGATTTTATTTGGGTTCGCTGTTGGACAATGACAGAAACTTTTCTATACCCGGTCTTCCATCTGCACAGGTGAATGAAGACGGCACAGTTGGACCCAGCAGTGAATTGAATCCAAACACAAAAGATAGACAGCGTGGACTACGTGCACCGCATCCTCTGTTGGCAAACTTGATTGAAGCAGGATTGGACTTTGACTTCTTGCGTGGACTTACAACACACGGTATGCGTAGAGACCAAGAAGTAAACATGGCTGGATTGATGTCACGAAGAGGACACACTCTTGTCATGGACGACGGTGCAGTTGGCACTAACAATGAAACAGACAACGCAATACGCATAAGAACCGCAGCAGGCCATCAAATTTTGATGAGCGATGAAGCAAACACCATTTACATCAACAACGCAAACGGTAGTGCATGGATCGAAATTGATGCAGCAGGACACATTGATGTGTACAGTCAAAGTCAAATCAGCATGCATGCAGAAGACAGCATCAACATGCATGCAGGAACCAGTTTCAATGTTGAAGCAGAAGATGTCAACATAAAAAGTCGTAGTGGCGGTATAAAAATGGAAGCCGCAGGCAGCGCAATTGATTTGCATGCTGCACAGGATCTACGATTGACCAGCAATGGCAATGGAGATATTAGAGTTGCCAATGGCAATCTCAAAGTAACAGCAAAACGTCTGGATCTAAATGGACCTTCTGCTGCTGTGGCACAAAAAGCTGCACTGATAAATCATCCTAAAAACAGCAGTGTTACAACCAGTATTACTGATCGTGTACCAGAGCACGAACCTTGGATGAGCAGAGATACATTTGGTGCGCCGCACAACGGCGGAGATGATGCACAAGGTGCAAATAGAAATATCAGCAGAGCACAGCGTGTTACTGAACCGTTTGAAGGTGGCGGTACAATCAGCAATCCAGATATACCAGACTTCTTAGCTCCACTTACACCTAGAGTAGGCGGCGGTGGCGAACGAGACCAAGGTGCAGATGATCCAGGCAGTTCAGGCAGCAACTTTGAACAGTTCGACGGATACACTGGCGAAAACGGTAGATTGGATGAAAGCAACCTTACCAGCATTGGTCGTGGACACAAACTGCGTAGCGATGCAGCAACAGCATATCTTGCCATGGCATCAGCCGCAGCAAACGATGGCATCAGTTGGACCATAACTGACAGTTATAGAACCTACGAAGTGCAGGTCAGACTTGCACAAGAAAAAGGACTGTACAGTCAAGGCGGACTGGCTGCAACACCTGGTACAAGTAAACACGGGTGGGGACTAGCAGTAGACTTGGGCGGTGGAGCCAACAACAACGGTACACCGCAGAACAACTGGTTGAGGCAAAATGCACAGCGTTTTGGATTCTACACTATTCCTAGAGAACCATGGCATTGGGAGTTCAGAGGATGAGTCAATTACCTAATAGTGCACAGATCAATTGGAACGAATTCACTGTATTGGATGAAGACAAAACCACAGTGCAAAAAAATATCAAGGACCTTGAAATTGGTGACAGCACACTGAAGCGTGTGTTGGGCAAAACTTCAATGAACATGTATACCAATACCACAGACCATTTGATTGGATATGTTACCAATGACACACAGCACCTGTATCGCTATGGTATGACAGAAGAACAGGCATATGCAGATTACCTAGTGTGGCTGAAACAAGCAGAGAAAAACTTCAAAACCAAACTGCCCACAGGCTTTTTGCTAACACAAAGTCAATACGATGGCTTGGTAGCATTTTATACAACCACAAGAAGCATCAACACAGTAGAAACCATATACGGCACCTTTGATCTAAAGACGCACATACTGAATGAAAACTGGGCAGAAGTTGCCAACCTAATAGCATTTGATATTTCAAATCCCAACCAAACAATGATTGACAGCAAGACAATAATGCTGTATGATAATGGATATCCAAAGACCAGAGCATGGTTGCGCAATCAAGGATTGCAGCGACTGAGAAGATACTATCACACCACAGCTGACAGCTATCGTCGTACACAAATGGAATTTGCCTACTATCAAGAAACACAGCGATTCTTGCCAGGTATGAGTGAAGCAAGACAACGTGAGGTGGTAGCCTACTACAGATCTTACTAGATAAGTAACAGTATGCACACACTACTATTGAATGCCGATGCACAACCAGTAAGTCTAATGCCGCTCAGTACGCTGAACTGGCAAGACAGCATCAAGTATTATTTCAACGAAAGAATTGCTATTGTAAAAGAACACGACAACTGGCGTGTGAACAGTCCCAGTATCAGTCTAAAAGTTCCCAGTATTGTACAACTAACACAGTATGTAAAACGTCCTGAACGTGTGCATCTTACAAGGCGCAACATTTGGTTGCGTGACCAAGGCGAATGCCAATACTGTGGTATTCAATTGCAGTATGCACACATGAGTTTGGATCATGTACACCCACGCAGCAAAGGTGGTGGCAGTGATTGGGAAAATCTAGTGTGCAGTTGTACCAAATGCAACTACGGCAAAGGTGATCAAACAGGTTGGCGGCCCCGGCGCAAGCCTATTGCACCCACGCCCTGGCAACTTCAACCCTATTCTAAACAACGACATATCACTATTCCTGATCCTGCTTGGCAGGATTTTTTATTGTGGCCCGAAGAATATCTCACTGTAAAAACCCCGTAATTTTGCCAGATAAATAAATGTATGGTAGAATTCGTAGGTTATACAACAGTGGGTCAAACAGTGGTTCCGAAACGACTTCAGGATGCTGAAGTTGCCAAACAAGACCTTCTGAACAATTTTTATACTAGACGTGGCGAGCGTGTTATGGATCCTGAATATGGGAGCATAATTCCTTTCCTGGTGTTTGAACCGTTGGACGAGCAGACTCGCAACAGCATAAACAGAGACATTGATAAAATTGTAAACCTCGATCCTAGATGGAAAGTATTAGAAAGACAGCTAATAGAAGATGATCATAGTATTACAATTGTGCTGAGATTGAAATACATGGAAATACAAGATACTGAACTATTGCTATCTTATGAAAGGTATACACGCTAATGGCACAGGGTAACAGACAGAGCAACTTGTTTGCAGCTGAAGACTTCACAGTGCTGTACGATAGTTTTGCTAACAGCAATTTCAAAGCATATGACTTTGACACTATTCGTGCTGCAATGATAAACTATGTTCAAAAGACATATCCAGAAGAGTACAACGATTGGATTCAAAGCAGTGAATTTGTTGCCAATCTTGACCTTGTTGCATGGTTTGGCCACAACCTTGCATTTAGACTGGACTTTGCTACACGTGAAAATTACTTCAGCACAGCACAGCGTAGAGAAAGTCTTATCCGTCAAGCTAACCTTGTAAACTATCGTGCAAAAAGAAACATACCAGCATATGGTTATGTGAAAATTGTAAACGCAAGAACCAGCGAAGAAATTTACGATAGCAGCGGTATTATTCTACAAAACAAAAACACAAACTTTGAAAGTACAGATGATTATGAAAACTTCATCACAGTGATGAACAGTATCTTTCAAAGCAGCAATCCGTTTGGCACACCCACAAGCCGTGCTCAAATGGACAATGAAACTGTAGACTTCTACAGAATGAATTCAAGACCTGGCATTGTAACCATTGGTGCAGAAGGTAAAGCAAACGGTGTCAACAGCAAGTTTGAGTTGGTCAGCATTGGCTACAACGAAACCAATGACACGATTGTAGAAAGTCATCCAAATCCAGCATCTGGTTTTGACATCATGTACAAGGACAGCAGAACTGGTATTGCAGGCGACGACACTGGATTCTTTATGGGTATCAAGCAAGGCACATTGAGCTACGTTGACTATTCATTGGAAACGCCAACCAGCAATCAAATTTTGGACATTGCAGAAGCAAACATCAACGACACTGATGTGTTTGTACAGACAGTGGACAGCACAGGCACTATAGTTGACAACTGGACATACGTGAACACACTAACTGGCAGCAACGTTGTGTACAACAGTTTGACCAGCACAGACAGAAATCTATTCAGCGTAGAAACACGTGCAGAAAATCGTGTGAGCGTGAAATTTGGCGATGGCTTGTTTGCAAATATTCCAAGCGGTATAATTCGTGTTTGGTACAGAGTAAGCAAAAACGAAAGCTATATTCTGCGTCCAAACGATGTTACACGTCAGGTTGTCAGTTTCAAGTACACTGGTAAAGATGGCAATACACACACTGCACAGCTCACAGTTGAATTGCGTGACACAATCAGCACTGCCAGCAGCAACGAGAGCACAGAAGAAATTCGCATAAATGCACCGTTGACATATGGTTCACAGGATCGTATGGTAAACGCAGAAGATTACACTGTGTATCCTTTCAGTGTTAGCAACAATATCAAAAAAATCAAAGCAGTAAACAGAACACACAGCGGTCACAGCAGATTTGTAGAAAGCTATGATCCAACAGGCAATTATCAAGACGTTAGACATTTTGGCGACGATGGTATAATCTACAACTATGGTGATGTAAAAACAACCAGTTTGGATGTACCAAGCGGTGTAAGCAACAATGCATTCATTGAAAAGCACATTGAACCAATGTTAGCCGACGGTGAAATGATAAATCTTTACTACAGCAAATTTGCTGCTGAAGATTTCTTGTACACTAGTGCAGACACTTCAAATGGACAAACTGCATACAAATGGCAGAAACAGAGCAACAACACAGGATACTTTACCAGTGGTATTGCAAACGATGTTCAGCGTGTAGGCAAAGCAGCCAGCGGAGACAAACGCTATATCAAACCTGGTAGTCTTTGCAAATTTGTAGTAGACACAACCACTGATAAAACTTTTGTTGTAGGATCTATTACCAGTATCACAGTGGTAAATCAAGGCAGCGGATATACATCACCAACAGTAACAATTATCGGCGCAGGCACTGGTGCTACAGCAACAGCAACAGTTGTTGGCGGTAAAATTGTAGGCTTCAATGTTACCGCAGCTGGATCAGGATATGACGAGCATACATTTGTACAAATTACCGACAGTGCTGGCACAGGTGCAAGTGCACGTACAACCACAAACGAACTTGAAACAATTTGGGCAAGAATTGTCAGTGTTAGTGATGATGGATTGGGTGTTGATGATCCAAACGGCAACAGCACAGGTGTTACAGACATTGGATTGGGTGCAATTGGATTGAACAAAGAAGTGCCCAGTGCAGCAAGATTGGCAAGTGTACATGGTGCATGGAACACAGTGTTTACTGAAGCAGAAAAAAGCAAAATTGCCGATGCACTTGCATTGAATCAAGGATTTGGATTGCGTTATGATGTATTGAACAGCACATGGCATGTAATTGACAGCAACAACATTCCAGTAAACAATAAAGCAAACAACAGCACAGACAACTTTAGTTTAGCAAATGCTGGTGCTAGCAACAATCTAAACAACGATCAGAGTTGGATTATTCGTGTAAACTACAACAAAGGTAGACGCACAATCATCAGTCGTATAGTTAGATTTGTTTTTGAAAGCGCAGGCAGTACACAATTTTACATTGCAAACGACGATGCTAGATTGGATCCAGTTACTGGTAAACCAAAACGAGACAGTATTACAATATTGGCCAACAACAATCGTCCAAACAACAGTTATGCCAAATTGAAAAAATGGTACAAGTTCAATACATATGCAAATGTTTTTGAAAGTGACGGACATGCGGATGGTAGAAAAGTATTGTTGAGCTTGGGTAACCCAGACAACAACAACCTGCCAGACAATCCCAGTGCATACACAAACATCACAGGCACAGAAACAATCACCATTGGTGATGTAGTAGAAAATGGCTACACATATGAAAGATACAGCACCACAGGCAGTAGAACAGTCACTGGCCGCACCAATTTGAATTTCAAATACGATCATGTTGCAACAATCAACAAACGTCTTGATCCAAGCAGCAGCAATATTATTGATATTTTTGTATTGACACAAACATATCACAATGAATTCAACACCTGGTTGGTAAGTGATGGACGCAGTGTTACCAAACCATTGACACCAAGCACAGACGATCTACGCAGACAGTTCAGTACACTGGACAGCAAGAAAAGTGCAAGTGATACAATAGTGTATCGTCCAGTGAAATATCGCATACTGTTTGGCGACACAGCCGACAGTAGCCTACGTGCAACATTCCGCATTGTACAAGTACCAGGCAACGGATTGACAGAAACAGAAATCAAAAGTCGTGTTATAAATGCTATCAATGATTACTTTGATCCAAACAACTGGGACTTTGGAGAAACATTCTACTTTACAGAGTTGAGTGCGTATATTCACCAACAGTTGGTTGGTGTTGTGGCAAGTTTTGTTATTGTGCCACAGGATAGCGAAAGTGTATTTGGCAGCTTGTTCCAAATCAAATCAAGCAGCGATGAAATCTTTATCAATGGCGCCAATGTAGGACACATTGATATTGTGGATAATCTAACAAGAACAAATTTGAAGGCAACTGATTCAGGACAGCTAATTGGAGAAACAAGTAGACGTGCTGAGACAGGAATATATACATCTAGTACAGGCGGTACTGGTTTAGTTGGAGGTAGCTAATGTCTGAATATAATGCAAAACCATTTGCAGTACTAGAAGGTAATCAACCTGGCAGTCAAAAAAGACCAGATTTGCTGAGTGCTAGCGACTATCTACCTCAGTATCTACAAACTGATATTGCCAAGCGTTTCTTAGACAGCACATTGGATCTAATGCTGAGCAGCAGCAGTTTGGTAACACTGGATCATTATGTTGGACAAAAAACTGGAGACAACTACAACAGTGCAGTTGACAAGTTTTTGCCAACTGATAATGCAGAAAAACTGCACTACAATGGTGCACCTGCATTTGTAAAAAATCGCGGTGATGGCACAGCAGAACGTGCTTATACTTTTTATGATTTCAAGAAAAACCTTCAAAATATAGGCGATGCTAGCAGAGGTGTTGGCAACAACAATCTCAGCTACAAAGAAACATACACATATTCGCCACCAATTGACAACGATAAATTTGCAAACTACAAAAACTATTATTGGCATGCATATGATTTGCCTACAATCAATATCAAACCAAATGCAGCATTTGATCCAGATGATATCATTGGACTGGCAAGACACAAAATTGTCACAACTGATCTAGGCACAATTGATCTACTGAATGGATTTAGAATTAGATTTGTTCCACTGAGTGTGGATATTCACACAGGCGATGGCACAGAAACAGTGTTCAGCACAGACGGTACAGGCGCAAACATCATTGTAAAATTCGACGGCGATGTGCAAGATGTAGATTATACTATAGACACCGGCGCAGATACTATTACGTTTACTACTGCACCTGCTGACGGTGTTACCATTGCTGTTGAATATCATAACTTGACCAACGACGATTATTTGGACAGCACCTACATTGTCGATGGTGTTGGAAAAAACATTTACTTTACCAAATTGTCAGACAGCTTTGGAAAGCGTGTGCTCAGCAGACAGGTTGTGTACACACCATTTATTCCAGTTCCTTGGGACAGTGAACCTTGGGATTCGCATCCTTGGGATACCAGTAGAGCAACAAACCTAAAACCTGAATATGTGGTTATGGAACGTGGAGCAAAAGATCACAATGCATACAGTCGTGTGAATCAATGGTATCACGAAAGTGCAATCACCAGTGTTTGTACAATACTGGATTTGGATGTAACAGATTATGTTACCCCAGAGCTACGTGCAAAGCGTCCTATCATTGAATTTGAAAAAGATCTAGTGCTGTATGATCACGGTATTGAACCTAGCAGCACACAGAAGTTTCCTCTGCATCAATACTATGTAGACTTTATGTTTGACTCAGTCACCAGTGCAGACATTGTAGGCGAAGCCACTTACAGTTGGTTACAGAATGTTGCATTGTGGAGCAGCAGCACAGAATACAATGCAGGCGATAGAGTAAAACTGGCAATTGGCACAGGCTTTTATTATTTTGAAGCAGTAACCAACAGCACAAACAGAAAACCATACGACTTTGATACTGCTACACCAGACACAAAAAATTGGAAAAGAATCTACGATGTATCATTGCAAGACGGAGATATAGTATTTTTCCTCGGAGTCAGCGGCAGCAGTAATAACCGTGTGTATCGTGTAGGCGGTGTAGAAGCAGGCAGCATTACACTAAACGAAATACTAGATCCAAGAGTAAACGATAAGGTACACATCAAATTTGGTCCAAGATATCCTGTAGACTATCAAGCAGCTGAATTGGTTTGGCACAATGACAAGTGGAATCTACCTCCGCAAAAAACATACAGAGGTCAAGCACCACTGTTTGATCTATACGACGAAGACAGTGTAGCATTGAGCAGCTATGACAGTACAGATTTCAATGGTAACAGTATATTTGAATATCTAACCAGTACAGGTGCAACTGTGGATCAAGAAATTGGTATCCGTGTAAAATACAAAAGCGGCATTGGTGCCAGCGAAGCAATGTTTACATCGCCAATTACCTATGCTGTGTACAGCTATGATTTGAGTTCAAGTCCAAAACAAATCAAAGGCGAGCTCAAGTTCAAAACCAGTACCACACGCACCGACAACAGTTGTGTGTTCAGCACAGGCTGGCAAGATATTTCAGATATAGACAAAACAAACTATGTCAGCGACTTTGCAACTGTAACCAGTGGCAAAACCTACACATTTGAAAACATTGGTCGTAATCAAATTGCACAGCACGGCCAGTTCTTCCACATGTTTATGGCATCTGACCGTTTCACTGTTTATAACCAAGTGTGGAGCAACAACAAATTGCTCAAGAAGTTGCCAGGTCAGAATCCAGACATTTACCTGTATGCAGGCACAACAGCAACTTTCCGTGTAGACAGTATAACACCTGATTTGCAATTTGTCAAAGAGATTGATGCTAGCACTGCTGCACCATGTGTTACGGTAACAGACAATGGCTCCACACTCACTGTGGAAATCGATGCAGACAGCAGCAACTATGATCCAGTGTTCTTGTACACCAGTGCCAGCGACAGCAGCATTCAAGGTCGTGTTAGAATTGTAGACATGAGAGACAGTGCCAACAACTTGCCAGCAAGCTACAACTTTATTGTGTATCACAACGACAACATCACAGACGATTATGAATTGTTTGCTGACGAGCTGTTGGTAAGAGGTGTAAAGGTCGGCGACAATGTTGAAGTGCGTTATATTCCAAACACAGACAACTACAGAGGAAACTATGTGGTAAGTCCTGCATTTTCCAACAACCCATTCAACAAAGAAATCGAAGATCACACCTACAGCAATCTACTGGCACACTTTACAAACAAAATTCAAACACTGCCGCATTTTTACGAAACACAGATCGGGTTGAACGACTACTATATCAGTAGCAAAGATCATCACTATGGCGGCACAGTATTCTATCATAGAAACACCCGCAGTGTTGCTCCGTATATCACAGACGACAGCAACAATGTGATACGTGCAGTTCGCAGTTTGATGAACGAATACGATCGTTTCAAAGCTAAACTGGTAAACAAAGCTCGTCAAGTAAACAGTGAAAAAGATTATACAACCACAAGAGAGCTGTTCAACGAAACACTGCGTCAAATGAACATTGGCAAAGACAACAAGTTTAGATATTCAACCAGTGGAATGCTACTGTGGCAAAATGCCAAAACCAAAACATTTACAATCACCCAAGAACAAATCGACGATGGTATCAGTAATTTAGAATTTGCATTGGATTATAACATAAGTGCAAATTCATTTACAGGTTTGCATGATCATGCATACGTGTATCTAAAACAGTATGTAAGTGGTGTTGACAAATACGAAACACGTTTGCTGACCAAAGATCTGCACTACACAGTAAATACAAATCTTATCAGCCTAACCAGCGATCTAACCAGCATTGATCCGGGTACCGGTGTTGCAGAATTGATTGTGGATTATTACTATTGGGATCAGCCTAGTTTTGTTCCTCCTAGCAGTGTAAAACTGCACTTGGCAAAACCTCAGCGTCCATATGTAAGCGGAACCACACTTTACGGACACGATGGCGCACAGCACACTGTTGGAACAAGCACAAACACCTGTCATCCAGAATTAGAAAACTACGATATTGAACGTGCTATTCTATTTGAATTGGAAACACGTGTATGGCAAAGTGTCGAAACTGATCATTATGATGATTATCATACCAACATTCAAACACTGATTCCTACCTATCACGACATTCAGCTGGAATGGAAAACCAAACGCAGCAAATGGGTTGCAAACTACAAAAAGAGTTTTGACTATTGGATCAGCAGCACAGGTAAATCACAACCGTCGTTCAAAAATTCAGACGCTACAAAAAACTACAATCACATCACAGTGCGTGGTGAAAAATTACCTGGTACTGAAGACAAGGTAATTGAATACTACACTGGTACAGCTACGCCATTGACAACACCTTGGGAAATGCTAGGCTATGTAGAAAAACCAAGTTGGTGGGATGAAAAGTACAGTTGGACAGATGCAACCAAACGAACTGCACTGTTGGCAGCACTTACCAGCGGATTGGTCAGCAATCCAGACAATACAGATATTGTAAACATTGCACACCGTCCTGACCAAGACCTTGGTGCACTGATTGACAGCAGCGGTGTACAAACAGATATTGAAACAGCATGGAATGTAGGCACAGGCAGCACAACCAATGCATTTGTGTTTGGTGACGGCTACAGTAGTCAAGAACAACAACTGGAAAAGACCAGTGCATATCCTTTTGTATTGTTAGAAACACTGTTGAGAACAGATGCACAGCACACATGGAGCATGTATGTAGATCCAAGCAGTATCAATGTAACTGATGTGAGAAATATCAAAAATCTTGTAAACAAAAAGACAAGACGTCACAGCAGTATACAAGATCCTGTATACGGATCTCCTATTCCACGTGGTACTATTGTTGAAGTTAGAGTAATCAGTGAAGGCAAAAACTACGACAACAGCACCACTGCAATTATTCAAGGCGATGGCAAACATGCAGAAATTGCACTACGTATCGTAGACGGCAAAATAAAAGGTGCAAGTGTAACAAAGGGCGGCTATGGTTTTGTAAAAACACCTATTGTTGAATTTGACGATCCAAGCGGCAACGGCAGCGGTGCAAAGATTGAATTGGATATACAAGAAGATTTGAAATTCAGAACCAGTGGCTGCGATGCAATTGTTTGGTACAGCAACAACAACAGCCAACAAAGCAAAAACAATCACAACTTGAATCAGTTGATGAGTGTACAGCCTGCAATCAACGTAGAAGGCTACACTGATAAAAATCTAATCAAAATTAGACTACCAGGTAGTAGCACAAGCAAACCGTACACTATCAGCGACAACGATTTACAGGTAATGCTGCACAAAAGTCACAACACTGACAGTTTCAATTTCAGCAGTGTACGAGTTACACGAACCAGTGCTGGTTGGAAAGCAGACGGATTTGTGCATGATCCAAAAGAGTTTGCGTATGTAACACCGGCACAAAGCAGTGCAAGCAGAAAGAAACTCAGTGGCACACGTGAAATCACTTATTACACAGAATACGATACAAAAGCAACCACTGTGCAATACGGAACAGTGTTCAGCAATCTACAAGAACTCAGCAACTTCTTTGCTGGATATCTTGCATATTTGGAACAAAAGCGTTTTGTAACTTGGGATCACAGTGACGAAGTTACAAATCTATTGGATTGGGCAGCACTGGCAAAAGTAGGTGATGATCGAGTGTTTGCTACCGCCAAAGAATTGCAAGTTGAAAATCAAGATCATTATTTCTTAGACAACATTCGTGCAACAAATTATCATGACGTGCTGGTAAATGACACTGCCGAAGACAGTCTAAGCAGAGCAATTGGCATCACAGAAGTAAAAGTTGACAGACACAGCAACAACACTGTGATAAGAACTGTGGACAGCGAAAACATTGTAAGAGTAAATCTAAACTTTGTAGAATATGAACACCTGCTGGTATTGAATAATTACACAGCATTTGGCGATATTGTATACAGCACAGATCTTGGATTGAAAAACAAAAAGTACAAACTAGAAGGCCGCAAAACCAGTTACTGGACAGGTCGTCCAAGTACAAAAGGCTATCTAGTAAACGACACAGGGCTTACAACAAACTTTGAAACCAGTGTTGCTGAAGTTGAACGTGACACATTCTCAATTGACAGCAACATGCTGAACAACGAAAAAAGAAAAACTGCACTTACCAACATTGGCTACAATAAACCAGAATGGGCAGAACACATGCCTATTAGTGATGACAATGCATTTGATCATTACAAGACTGCATTGCCCACCAAAGGTACAAAAGAAAATCTAACCAGCTTGGCAAGAAACGACAAACTGGTAAATCACAGCACAGACAGTTTTGAAATCAACGAAGAATGGCTGGTAAAGAGCAGCGACTTTGCAAGCGACAGTATCAGCTATATTGAGTTTGAATTTGACAGTGATCAAGCAGTTGTAAATCCACAAGGTATTGGTTTTACAGAAGACGGCAGAGTTGATCAAAGTGTTGACGATACTATACTTTACAATGTAAGAGACAAGCGTCTAGTCACACCGTTGAGCAGCAAAAATGTATTCACATTGGGCAGCAACTATTACAATCAAACAGACAGCACATTTGATGACTTTGAAGATTGGCTAAAAGTTGCAGGTTATCCATTGATGTCTGAAACTGACATTAGACTGTTGAATGTTGCAGATATTGCAAGCATTTATGATAGCAGCAAAGAATATGCACAGATTGAACTGTGGAGAAAAGACATCAGTTACAAACGTGACGAACGTGTTAGATATGCAGATCGTGTATGGCAGTGTGCAGTAAACAGCACTGGTTTTGAAACCACACGTGAACCTATTGTTTGGCATGGCACAGTAACCAGTCCAATTGTTGCTAGTGGCGGCACATTGGTTATTGATGGTATTACAGTAAATCTAACCAACACTGTAACCAGTACCAGTTATGATGCTATTGTGATCAACAGTGTTGAAAATCCTGTGGTCAACGGTAGCGACACATTGATTGTAGACAATGTAACAGTTACATTTGCAAAAACTGTAACAACCACAACCTATCCTGACTTCAGCGTCAACGGTACTATTGCTAACTTTACTATTCCTGATGATGCAACAGATAGAACATTGATAATTCAAGGAACCACTGTAAACTTTGACGGTGCAACAGCATATGATGTTGATGCAGTTGTACAAGCAATCAATGATGCAAGCATTGCCAACATTACAGCAAGCAACGTTTCTGATCAGTTGGTTATCACACGCAGCGGAAGAACTGCCAGTGACAAAGATTTGGTAATTGGTGCTGGCACTGCCAACAGCATTGTAGGACTAACAGCTGGTACTACAACCGGCAGCGAAGTGATCAACACCAACAATGCTGCACAGTTGACAAACACAGAAATTGTAAATCAAATCAACAACACATTGGAACTGGCTGCACTGCCTATTGTTGCAGCACTGAACAGCAACAGAGTTAGACTCACAAAAACAGCCACAGTAAACGATCCAAACATGACACTGAGCGGAACAGCAGTAAGTGACTTGGGCAATGAATTTGTCACAGGTACAATCAATGGTGTTGCTACCACTGTGAGCAGCACAGCAAGTTTGGATGTGATTTTGGTTGCAGAAGCTATCAATGATGCTGATATCACAGGTATTACAGCCACAGTTGTCAACAACAGAATCACAATCAGCAGCACCAACAGCACTGCAATATTGAACAATACACCAGCAGCAAACACATTGGGTATTGCAACAAACACATTGGGTGTTACTAGAAGTGCTGCAACTGGTGTTATTAGCAACACATTTGACGAAAACGAATGGCAAGAAATCAACGAACCGTTGTTGGAGTATATTTGGGTTGCAGACGACAATGCATTGCCTTACAGCACAATTGGTACACAGATACAAGGTCGTTTCAACAGCTGGAACGTGCTCAAAGTCATGGATCTCAACCTGTATGCAATACGTGTTTGTGGAGCAACATTGACCAGCACTGGCAACGATGCTGAAATCGTAACAAACAAAGCACACAACCTACAAGTAGGCGATTATGTGATGCTGCTGAACAGCAACAGCTATCCACGAATTGATGGTGTACACAAAATTACAGAACTGGACAGTACAAAACCAAATGCGTTCTTTATAGACGAGTATATTGAAACTGAAGGCAACTATACTAAAGTATTGGTAATACGTCCTATGAGATTCTCAACCACTGCACAGCGTGATTTAGCATATGCCGATGCAGGTTACAATTTTGAAGTTGGCGACTTGGTTTGGGTAGATTCAGTGAACAATGGATTTGCTGTGTTTGCCAAAGACACCAATGACGACTGGGCCACTGAACGTACACAAAGTGACTATCATGTGAGCCAAAGCACAATCAACAGTGCAATACTGCACAACGGAGAACGCAGACTGCTGTCAGCAGAAGTGTATGATCCAATGAAAGGCATTATACCTGGCTTGACAGATGCTGATATTGATTTCAAAGATGTAAACGACCCTGCTATCTATACCAACAGTTCAGATCTAAATGCCAACCTTGATGATGTACAATCATGGGCACGTGATAAAATTGGTACAGTATGGTGGGACACTTCCAATGCAATTTACATTGACTATGAACAAAGCACAATTGAATACAGAACCAAACACTGGGGCGAACTGTTTGAAGGTGCAAGCATTGACATTTACGAATGGACAAAAAGCAGCAGCACACCAGATCAATGGTTCAAGCAGGTAGTTGGCGGAGCAGAACTGGACGGAGAAGCTGCCAGCGGTGAAGCATACTATCAAATGGTCAACGGCGAAGCTGTTTACTATTACACTGAAAGTAACGAGTATGATAATGCTACCAACACAGAAAAAACTTTCTATTACTTCTGGGTGAAAAACAAGGTTACTATTCCAAGTGTGCAGAACAGAAGAACCAGCGTACTGCAATTGACAAATTTGATCAAGGATCCTACTGCACAAAACATCAATTGGATTGCAGCAACGGGCAAAGACAGTTTCATTGCCAGCAACGTTGAAAACAGTGCAAACAAAGACACGTTCTTGCAGATCAAAATCAAAAGCACAGAAGGCAACATGCACAGTCATTGGCATGGTATTGTGGAAAACAAAAGTGTTATTCCTGAGTACTATCATCGTAGACTTGCAGACAGTATCACTGGTAGAAACAGAAACAGAATGCAGCACACATTCAAGAATCAATGGGATGCTGCTACAGCATATAGCAAAGATGACGTAGTGTATGCTGACAGTTTGTATCCGCCTATCAAAGTAACAGTGGCAGCAAAAACCACAGACAATCACAACTACGATAGAGGTGCAACAGACGGGTTCTTCTTCAATGGCACAGACGATGAAGCACACACTGTGTTTACATTCCAGCGTGATAGAACTTATATTTTCGATCAAACAGACAGCAGCAATTTGCAAGCTCTAACTATACAAACTGAATATGAAGGTATGTACAGAGGCTTCTCTCCGCTAACAACAGAACTTGAATATTTCATTGACGGCGAAGTTGTATCAGTTACTGATTATCAAACTGCGGTAGAAGACAGTGCTAATACCACTGACAAGCATATAATTTTTACACCAACCAAAGATACTCCAACTAACCTTTACATTGGCAGCAGAAGTGGTGGTAGAAAAATGGGCAATCGTTGTTATGTCATTGACAGCGAAAAAGAAGAAAAAGCATATTACCAATGTTTGACAGCAAACACAGGAGTATATCCGCAGATCAGTAGAAGTACTTGGCGTAGAGTTTGGAATGTCAAAGACGAAGATGCTACTGAACAAACAATTCAGTTGGATGTACCTAAAAGTGTACCAGATTACAACTTACACCCATTGGATCTAATTGGCGAAAGTGTCCGTCCGAGCAGAACTTGGTTTGGATTCAAAC